CTCCTGGGCCTATTTTTATATCTACCAGTAGATTAAATCCTGATTCTGTTGTTGTACCTATTCCTGGCCTAGAAACTCCAACTATCTCTAGAGCTTCATATGAAGGTGGTTCAATAATGACTAAAGGATCAACATATCCGGTTCCACCATTATCAATAGTGAAGGCTAATGTTCCTCCGGCCCCCACAGTTGCACTTATAACTGCACCGTCTCCACTTCCATTTAGATCAGTCACTCCAATCGATACTGGATCTCTATATCCAGATCCATATTTAATAGGTGATTCAAACCCTGTAATGACTCCTGAGCCATTGATAGTAGCCGTCACAGCAGCCCCAATCAGTGGAGCATACCCCAATCCACCAGTAGAGCCTAAAGACACGATCAGGCCGCCTCTAGGCAGTTGATTTTGATTTACATCATCTGATGAAATTATAATATCTCCATTTTCATCGGTGATTCCAGCAAAGGTAATGCTAGTCACTCCAGCAATTGTGTCTTCTTCAATAATGTAATTGTTATCTGAATTGTTAATGGTTGTTGGTGATTGGAATATACCATTGATTAGTACCAAACCGTTTCCACCACTATCTCCTAATCCTACAGTGTTTATTCCCTGAGTGGTTATAGTGAAAGTTTGACCTAAACCAGTGAAACTTGGGCTTATATCATCATAGATGACATTAGTTGAATAATTATTTCTTAAAAATACCCTTCCATTGAATTCTGCCCTTTCTCTAGGCAATCCAGTATCGGTTAATACTTCACCTAGAAGACCAGATCCTCTGGGTGGATTTGTAAAATGGATCTGATCCTTTACAATATTATATGATCCACGATATACTCTAACTCCTGTTGTGTCAATATGACTAGTTGCGGCAGATCCAACAACTCCCCTATCTACATCAACTAGAGCAAATGAACCATCATAGGTAATCGGTCCAGTATTAAAATTGCCGAATCCAACGTTATTAACCAATACATATTCATCTTCAATTTTTAGAAGATCCCCAGGATTTATGCTTGTTATTCCAGATAGAGCAAATACGGTGGTTGCAGCACCAATAGAACCCAAATTATTACTTAAAATGTAATTAATTGAGGTATAAGTTAATGGATATTGAATGATGTTATTAATTGATATAATAGATTTCTCATTCTTCTTTGCCATTTCTAACTCATGGGCGTTTCCTTCACCATAAGAAGTAAAAGTCACATATATTCCAGCAGAAGCATATTCTGGCCTGGTTGATAATCTAAATTGAGAATTATTAATCCTTATAGCATAAACTACCTCAGGTAACTTATCTGTTGTGACTCCAACATAATTTAAAGTTTCTCCAATACCAACAGCTTCTTCTCCTACTCCAATGAAAGTCGATCTAGGAGTGTAATATAATTCTTCTCCGGTATTAAAAAAGTGATTCGGTATATTGAATATTCCAGAAACAGGATCTAACACATCCAAATTAGAAGGATTAAATTTCTTCATAAAAATTGGAGTTTGTTGATAATTTAAAGTGAAGTTGGTTCGATCAACTGTGTTTAAATTATTTCCGAAGTAACTATTCAGTTTCAGACTATCCAATCCGGGAGAGAATTCTAAATCTGGAGCAATGTTTAATTGGTCGAATGTTGTATAGATGTTTTCATTAAAAGATCTCACTTCTGTCAGACCACTTACAGTAGGGTCTGGATAAAACTTAACAATTAGGTCACTTCCTGAGTATTCTCCCCCAAAAGTACCAATACCAGTAGTTGAACCTATAGATAAAAATGGATACTGAGTGACATGTATATTTGTATTATCATGAATAGTAAGTAGTTGGTGCAAAGCACTTTGGGCTCCGTTCTTTACTTCAACAATAGACTTAGATGAAGTAAATATGCTCTTATTTAGAGTTATTACATCAATTGGAGTAGTTCCAGTTGTCTGTGAGTAATTTGATTCATAGGTTGCTGATCTTTCATTTCCTGCAATTTGATTTGGAAGAATGAATCTATAGATCCCATCACCTATTGATGTTGTATTAAATCCTACTACTCTACTTTGAATCAATAATTGGTCAGATGTATCATTATTGTAATCTAAGACTACGTTTCCACTGTCAATATATGAAGTAAAAGTTCCGATGAAATTTGAACTATTTCCATTGATGTCATCAAAGTAAAATTCACTTAAGTAAGTATCTGAACCGTCATGACTTAAGTAAATTTCGACATAGTTCTGTTCTTGTGTATCATTGTTATACACACTAACATTCAAATATGAAGAATTATAAACAGAACTGTCTAGACTAAGTATAGTAGAGGTCGATCCAGATGAAACTATGTTGTTTGATGCAACGATATCAACAAATCCAACAGACTGTGTACTACTTCCTGCACTTAATGATGAATATCTTTGTTGTAAGATTTTGATTTCATAGTCATAGCTGTATGGATTTTCTGGATCTAATCTGAGACTTATATTATTATCATCGTCTATGTAACCGTATATATCTATGAACATTTCATCCCTCCCATCACTAGTGATAGAAGCTTTACTTAATGTGTAAACGTTATCTACATCATTAAGGACTATTAGATCAGATACTTGAAATTGGGTCCGATCACTACTGATAGCCTGAACCAAGAATCTGTTATAATACTTTGTAGAATCAATGGTCAAGGCATCTGTAAACAGATCTTTCTCGTCGTCTGCATTGGCAAATAAGTTACTAATATCATCAATCGATAATACTCTGTTAGTTCTAACTTCAAAGAAATCAGATAACTTTATTTGGTCTAATTGTATAAATTTTGATTGAGACATTAGTTTAAGTATTCTTTAGGATATATCGACATCCATAGCCAAATCTATATTATTTATTGTATCTACCCTTACCTCATTTACGATGCTGTTGATGAATGTAATGCTACCATCATCGGCACCTCCAGTTGTTATAATTGTTCCAGCTTGTCTGCTAACATCAATACTGGTAACAAATTGAGTATCAGAGAAGTTCTTTAATCCACTGGTATGCAGGAGACTATTTACTGGGGATACAATTTCATCCCAAGTCATAGGACTCTGGACAGTATAAGACAGATTTTGATAATAATCATTATCGGGTAGAACCTGAGTTGGATCACTGAGTCTTCCAAGATTATCTGCCCAGCCTAGTTTTTCGCTACTGTAAGCTTTAATTTCAAAGGTTCCATTGCTGGTTTGGACTTCATTTACTGTCGCAACATTAAATGATTCTTTTCCTTTGATGATTTCATTAGGTGAAAGAACATAAGTTCCATAAAGTCTTACTGAAGTATCGCCATTTTCCTTTACGATTAAGTCTCTTTCAACAAAACCGTTGCCTAGATCGCTCAATAACGGCTCACCTAAGAAGAAGTTACTAAAGTCTTGAACTGGTTCAAATACTGGATAATTGTCTGCACTAATTACGGTAGCAAAAGAATCCTGAATAGTCTTAGCTATTCCTGCATTTGTAGTTAAATTAGATAGAGAGAATTCAAATTTACCTGGGTTTGATCCTTCATAATAATTAGTGATAGTGAAGAATTGATAGTTATAATCAGCAGAGTTAAAGCCATCCCCTGTTGGATTGTCCTTTACAATTCCCTCGATGAATACTAAATCTCCAGTAGAGAATGGGTCAGTAGAAAATCCTATAATAGGAGTCTGTAAGAAACAAGTTACAATACCACTTGGAGAAGATTGTACCTGATAAATTGAGATCCCATTGGTATTATTGATTGCCTTAATAGAAACTGGAGTTGAAGATAGTCCTTTAGGTGGAACTACAATATCAACAGAGCCGATAGTTAAACCAGACAGATTGGCTGTAAGTACGCCATTATCGATAACTTGATTAGTCTCATTGTCGAATATTATCAGATCTGGGGCCACAATGTAATTGTTTCCTCCATTCGTGATGTTTACAGAAGTTAATGTATTAGAATTTTTAATATTAGCTATAACTGGAGTTGTAGCTGATGGTCTTAATGTTCTATCGGATGGGTAATCAAAACCATTCTTAACAATTCTAATTTGATTTGGTGTTCCTATATTGTTGGTTTTAGGGATAACATATGCCCCAACTCCATTATCACTTTGGATAGTTGAGAAACTAGGGATTGTTTTATATTCTGAACCAGTTGTAATAACGTTGATCTTATTGACTGGACCATTTGCGGTTCTAGATTTTGTAACATAAGTTAATACATCTGTATTTTCTGGGGTATAGTTCAACTCTTCTGGATTAGATTTCAACGAAATGTTGAATGTAGTTGAGCCAATACCATAAGTATTGTATGCTGTATAAGAATTTGAATACTTACTATTAACAAATAAAATTTCTGGATAGTTGATATTTGTCAGATAAGACTGAACAGGAGCCCCATTTTGAACTAATCCGTAATATAGTACATCTGGTAGATTCTCATCATATCTTAAGGTAATTGTGGATGTAGTTCCACTTCCAACAGTTCCACTTCTAATAACATTAAATGTGGTATTATTCTCAATAGAAACGAATTCATCAGTTAATTCATCATTGTAAAATAGCTTAACATCATAACCGGAAAGTGAAGAATCACTCACGCCAATGATTAGATCGTTATTCTTGATTATTTGTACTTTTGGTGATATTTGACTAATCGTTTGTCCTGTACCACCTATATCTGTAATTCCAACTACAGTCGGAACAGGTGACGTTGCATCAATATAGGTTTCACATAATTTTATATTATTTTCATCAACCTTAAATACAAAATACTCACTAGTAGTAAGGCCAACTGCAACACTATCTGAAGAGTCGTAGTAAATCTTATCTCCGGTCGATAGATTATGCTCCGGTAAGTTGATGGTATTTTTATTAGTATTGATTCCAGAATTGACGATAGAAATGCTATCTGTTAGTAAGAAATCTCGTGATTCAATGAATCTTAAATTAATAGTATTGGTTGTTCCTATTCCAGATTGAGCGTTTATTTGTAGTACTACTGGATCATTCTCAGATAAACCATGAGCGGATGCTGTGGTAATAGTGGTCTTATACAACTCTACGTCAACAAATTCTTGACCGTAATCAGATTCAAATGAATACAGATTATCATCTGTTCCTGAGCTTACGAAATATACACCCTTAGATGTGTCGGTTAAAGCTACATCTGTAACAATACCAATATAATCTTTAGACTGATTAATAATGTAGACGTATTCAGTCTCACCAGTACTTGGAATGTTAAAAATGGAAGAATCTGGTGTGTTTCTAACTTGCAGTGATGCTGAAAGACTTGGTTTTCTGAAAAGAACTCTTTGATTTGTCTTAAATGGGTGATTAGGAATGTAGATTCCTTGAGTTGGAATTACAGTCTGAATCAGTGCATTATCAATGTAATAAGAATATGCAACATCAAGACCAGATGTTGTACCAACTCCTACTGAATTAGTAGGATTGAAGAATACAATATCGTTAACTGATGAATTGAAGAAATCAATCTTTTTATCTACGGTAAAACTATTTGGTAGGAAATACACCTCAGAATTAGATGTATGAGCTACCCCAACATCAGATCTTAGAACTTGCAATGCATTTAGTTCTTTGTAGACATTTAGAACCGATAGAATCTCATTTCCAATCTTAATACTACTTCCAATAGATGTAGTTACTGGAATATTTTCTAAAACAATACTTGTAACTATACCCGTAGTTGCATAATTTTGTAATTCTTTATCTAGATATGCAACATTAGTCTGTATTCCTACTCTATATTCCCCGGTAATTTCGGCCAATGAAGTAGAAAGACCACTTAAAATGATTCGATCATTTTGCTGGAGGTCATGATATGGGTCGATTGTGACTCTAACCTTACCGTCAGTTTCCCAAGTTAATATTGCATCATCATATACTATCTTTTGAGTGGATACATCTATTATGTCTTTTCCTACTATTTCAGATACACGAGCCAGAGGATAAGTTCCAGTTGTAGTATTTCCTTCAAGGAGTATTCTATCTGCAACTTTATAGGAATCTCCTGGTGTTATAATATCAAACCCATTAAGTCCACCAGAAGTAATAGATTCAACTACTATTTTCTGCTTATCAATTTCATTAGATTCAATAATGAAATCATTTCCGGCAAATTCATCGGTTACCTTATAGGGTAAGGTATTACGAATCAAGTTAGAATTATTAAAATCATATAAGTGATTCAGTAATAAGTTGTCTTGCTGGTCAAAATTTGATCTGAAAGAATCTCCAATAAAGTATGGAAATTTTCCTACGAAATTATTTGAATCATAAATGTCCCGAGACACGGTAGAGAAGTATGCATAAACTCCATTTGGAAACTCTGGGGTTCTACAGAATCTACCATTATGCTCATCTAAGTCTCCACTTTCGGTGTATTGATAGTCTTCAATGAAGAAGCCATTATCAAACCCACTTGGGCGATTTTCCACACCAGCAACATTTTCCACATATCCTGGCGCCATTATTGCTATTGGAGAGTCTGGATCGTCAGGATCTGAATAACCATAAGCCCCGTAGATTGGATTTCCATCATATGCCCAACCTATAATTGGGGAATGTTGATTACCATCATCAGTATAACGGTTCATCAGTAGTTGATAGTAACCAATTACGACATACTGTAGGGTTTCTTCTAGAGATCTGACGAAAGCATCATTAGCTGGCTTTCTATAGAAGTTTCCAGGGGTTGAAGTTCTGAATTCTCCAAGCTTGTAAGAGTTATTAATAGTTAATCCTCTTACGTTAGTCTGGAACACCGCATTTTGACCAGCAGAAGTCACAAATATCTTAGTATTTGAGTCATAGCCACTTCCTGGGTTTATAACTTCAACATCAGTTATTTTATAATTGGATCCGATTATAGGTCTAAGAATAGCTCCAGAACCAGTTCCCGTAATGGTTAAGTCAGGATATGAGTAATAATTGACTCCACCATATTGAACTTGAACATCAACAATCTGTCCACCAGAAACAATAGGCTTCAATTGAGCACTATTTCCGGTTTTTACAGTAATTGATGGAGATGCTTTAGTGTTTAGGGAAGTGGATCCGTAATCAGAACCCTTTTCATAAACGTAAACGTCAGTTATACTACCTCTTACGATAGTAGTCGTATCTACTTGACCAAAAGTGATGGTAGTGCCAATTCCTGATATGGAGTAAGTAATATCTAATGATATTTCTGGGTACTTGATGATTTGGTAGCCTGATCCGGTATCACTGAATCTAGCAAATTTTCTTCTTTCAAATGCTAAAGGATCAGAACTCACATCAGATAATCTGAAGACATCATCGCTTATCTTTAGAATCTTGTATGAACTTGTAGAAGATAACCCAGTAATTCCAGTTGTCTGATAGGTGTATTCTACAGTCTCACCATCATTAAATCCATGATTTACATAATTGAAGGTATATTTTTCAGTAGAAATCCCGGTAGGATTGATTCTTAAGTATCTATTAGTATATCCACTACCACCATCAATAACTAAAATTGAACTTAATGAGTTCACTTTTTCTGTTTTGAAGATATGAGTTCCTATATTATTGATCGTAGTGATTCCTACAGTATTGATACCGGAGATATAATCTCCAAACGTAGGGAATAGTTGAATAGTTGAATCATTAATGATTTTAGAGTAATATGACGCCTCATCAATCAAATATTGTCCAGTATTTACGTTAGAATCTTGATAAGAACCGATTCCGATTGGAGAATTTCCGTTCTTATTATAGAAAATCTGTTGACCATCAACTAAACCATGTGTAGAATTGAAGGTTATGGTTTCGGCGTTGATGTCAATACCTCCACCATCAGCAATTATTCTAGCATCAAAAGTCAATTCTCTCTCAATTGGAAGAATAATAGGCTCAAGTTGGACACCTGACCCATTTCCTCCAGATATTGTAGCTGTAACAGAGCTTCCAATGTCGAATTCTTGTGGTTTTACTATGATAGATTGGATAGAACCAGTTACGATTGGCTGTAATTTGGCTGATCCTGTTGAAAATTCTAGTAATGGTGGGTTGATTACATCATAATTGACTCCAGTATTGAGTACTTGGACATTATCAATCGGTCCATAGTAGATTTTATCCTTTGTTTTGTAACTATACAGCTCTACACCGTTCTTTAAAAGTCCAATTGCACCATAACGGGTCTTTGTTTCTGGATTTTTGTCTAATTCTGGACTTAAATCGAACTTTCTAAGCACTTTTTGTGCTGAAACCTCCTTATTACGCTGGTCATAGGCAGTAAAGCTATGATCACCTTCAGGAATCTGACCCAAAAAGTCACCAAATTCAACAAATTGGGAACCTTCGATGTTTATTCTGGAAACATATAGACGAATATCTGTTTTATTGGCTAAAACTTCGACATAATATGTTCCTTCTTCAAGAAAATCTATAGGAGAATCAGAAAAACTGTAATAAACTCGATCTCCAGTCAAAAATGATACAGTTTCATTGAATCTCAATACAGAATACTTTTGTGTATTTGAATTATAAGAGGATGAAAGAATGACTGTTGGAGAATATGTGTAGATATTAGTAGTTAATGGGTATGATGGTAAAGAATTAGACGCAACATAGACGTATTCTTCTTTATCTTGATACACATTTAGTACATCAGACAACACTTTGTCATTTCCGTACTTAATAGGAGCATCTGGATTTGAACTAGATGCTTTATTTTGTAGTCTTCTTATATCATAATCTTCTGTAGATAGTAGAGATCCGAGTGGGGTATTAACTGTAATGGTTTTGCCAATGATACTATCAACCCGTACCCTCTCTAAACCAAGAACTACTAATTCAGTTCCTCTTTCTAGAAACTCTATGTAGTCTGTTACTTTTAAGTTTGACTCATCGATATCACTAAAAACATTAAACTGAGATCCAGTTAACGAATCAATATCAATCTGGAATCTACAACTAGTGTTGTATATCCAGGTATTTGCAACAATTTCTTTTCTAGTTTGAGGGGTTTCTTGATTCTCAATGATTCTTCCTAGATTTTTAACAAAGACTTCATCACCTTCTTTGTAAATAAAATGGTCAGAAAGATCTGTTCTCTGGTCTTCAAACTCGATTCCAGATAAAACACCAGTGATTCTTAATTCTACCTTCTTAGATTCATCACCATTCTCGTATCCATAATAAGTTTCAGAGGTTACAATGTTATTTGTCTTCTTAATCAGTAGATCACTTCCCTCAACATAGCAATTTAAGAACTGATTAATGGTCTTATCACTGTAATATACCTTAATTTGATCATAGAAGAAGGATCCAGACTCAGGGAATCCCACAGTTGAGTCTACAGTTACAACCTCATAGGTTGAATTGGTTACTAAAGTATTTTCTACTGCCTTACTGCTAGGTGTAATGTCAAAATTTCCAGTAATAGATGATGCTGATTCATCATACCCAACAAAAAGATACAATTTGTAATATTTGTTACCATTTCTTACAATAGATTGAATATCAGAAATGGAGGCTCTAATATCATCATCACCTGTTCTATAGATGATTTGTCCCTTCAAATTAACTGGATTGCCGCTTATTACTTGAGCAATCGATACTTCTCTACGAATATACTTGGAAGAAGAGGTTTTGAATAGAAATTGCTCTAAATCAATAACTTTAGGTTCTACTCCAAAAAGGACATTGAATAGAATTCTAAAGGATTCTTCAGTTCCTTTACACTCATACAATGAACGAGCTTCTTTAATGAAGTTTCCAACGTTTAGTTCATTCACAAAATCATAGTTCTCTAGTCCTGGGACCAGTGAATATTTGACTTTTTTGTAAAATTCTTGTAAAAATAGAACACTTAAGTTCTTTACTATTGATCCTGAGGTATGAGATGCCGCATCTGTAGCGGAAAACACCATTTCACTTTGGTTGATATCATCATAAAGTGAACTAATTCCACTAAATCCGCGAACACATTCTAAAAATTGTGTTTCTGTTTTAGCTTTATATGTGATTATTTCGTCATCAATTTGGAATAGACCGTAAGTATTGGGAAATCCCTTGGTGCTTTCAACTGTAATTTCAGAAATAGTTGAAGAAATATCTGCTGTTAGGGTTGTATTACCTACAACAACTTCTGGAAGAAGGCTATCTAGTCTTAAATATTGATCTAGATTATCAATTAGATCAGTCGGACCACCTTGAAATTCATGAGATTTGTAATATTGCTTTAAGAAATCAATATATTTTGCATATGATGCGTTATTTTGGGTTGTAATAGGTGTCTCTAAACCTATTAGGGTGGCATATTGCTCATATTCAAGGGTTCCACTTGTCTTCCCTGATAGAGAATCTCTTACTGTAAATGTATTTGCGTCAATTACACTCTCTACACTATAAAAACCAGTGTATGCTGAACCTGTTAGGTAGGTTATCTTAATACGAGTTGTTTCTACTAACTCATGATTAGTCGCATTAATAGTGACCAAATTCCCAAGTCTAGTGTATGTACCAGTCCCCGATTTGGATACTTGACTTTCTTCTACTGCAATTATGTCGTCACGAATGAATTGTGGAAGTTGACTTTCTACAATTTGATTTACTTTAACTCTGTTATTCAACTCCCATGACATTTGTTATAGCCTCTTGTAATTTCCATTTGAGTAACTTGATCTGTATGAATCTCTGTTAAATACGACTCCTGAGATATCATCTCCAGATGTTATTACGTCTCTTATCATATTTATTTTACTTTTTGAAATGTCAAAAAGCAGATATAGATCTTTTACTCCAAGTACATCGTTAGATTCAGGGTAAGCTTGAATTTCAATTCTATTATTATCCTTATCTGTGCTTACGAAGTAAATTGTATTTATGAGAATTTCTCCTTTCTCATAATTAATAGTTCCAGCCGAAGGAATTACTACGGTTGGAGATTCCCCTACTACTTCAGAATCACGAACAACTGATAGAATACCAGTTTTTAAATCTTTATTTGGAACATCAGTAAAGTAACAAGTATCAGTTTCAGAGACATTCCCACCAGCTTGCTCAATCCTTACAGTAAAACCTGTAGATTTGATATTATATCCACTAGATTTTACATGGAATCTATTACCAAAACAAAGTTCATATTGAGAAAATTGATTAGTAAGGGCAGATAAATCTCTGCGTATAATGACTCTAGTGATGTTTGATGTAATGGCTCTATCAGTATTATCAATTACACTTTGAACCTTGCTATACTTAAATCTCCCACCAAACTTATTAATTTCATTTGAATTCTTGTAACGAATAAGACTGTTGGTTACTGCTGTCTTAAGAGATGCAACATTTGCTGTTGCATTATTATCATAATATATTGATGCATCAATTTCAACATACAGAAGCTTAAGATCTAGAATCTCCACATTGATCCCAGACATCTTGTATTGTTTTAATTTTAACAAAATATCTTCTTTATCGAATTCTGATACAGAAAGACCATTTTTGGGTTTGATTGTAACAAACACATTACCAAACTGAGGTGGGTCTAATTCTTCGCCCCCTATAACAGATATAGATTCTGTATTTGGGTAGATCTGATTGGCAATGATTGTCTCATAATCATGGTTAGTTACCGCACGATATTGAGAGGAATATAAACGAGGTGCAAAATATTTAATTGAATTAACGTCTTCAATCTCTGATCCATTATTAGCAGAGACATTTGTAGTTACAGTAATTCTTGAAGTAGGACGAATGAAGTTTCCTGTAGTATCTCTTAATGTACCTTGATAGAAGAAATTAGTAACCCCATTACCATTTTCACCATCTGTAATGATATATGATGCTGTAATAATGCTGTTATTTTCTAATTTCTTACCAAATATACCATCTCCAAATAAAAGCTCATATCTTTCATCTGGAACTTCTTGAAGTAAATATACTTCTGATGTACTATCTATATTAATTATGTTCTCTACTAAATTATATTTTTTACCTAAACCAGTGTCACTGGTTCCTTTAATATAAACAGTTAAGGTAGAAGTATCAATCCCTTCATTATCTAAGATGAAACGTTGATCTATACTTCCATTTACTGTAAATTCTTGAGTTATATACGTTCCCTGGTAGACTTCTAGGTTATTAAATTCTGCAACACCATCTATAACAGAAGCGGTCACAACTGATGGAATTGAGAAGGTGACATTACCAGGAGAAGCGCAGACCAGACCTGCGCTCAGGGTCAGCGTAGGAGACGCTGTATCGGTCTGGACGGCAAAGGACACCCTAGCCCTGCTGGCGGTCCTGGAACGAGGCACATAGCCGATTGTACGGGCCAATGAGACGACGTTATCCCTAACGGTTGCTGAATCGAGAAACGACTCATTGACGATCATGTTTGCGTTAAACGCTGAGATATAGGTATTATATGCTAATGTTTCGATTAATACAGAAAAGTTTGAGCCTTCAAAATCAAAATCAGTAAAATTACTGTTTGCACGAAGATAGTCTCTAATAGACTGTTTAATTTGATCGAAATCTAAATTTGAATAATTGATGAAAGGCATATTATCTGGTTGCCTCTAATATGAAAGAGAAACTAACTGGTGGGACATCAATACCTTTAATATCAAATATTACTGTAACCTCAAATGAATTCTCATCAATTGATGGTTCAACAGATACTCTTGTATTTTCAACTCTAGGTTCATATCTAAGAATTGTAGTCGCTATCTGTGTTTCTATAATAGAAGCGGTTCCAACGTCCACGAACTCAAATAATGAGTCACGAACATCAGAACCGAAATCAGGATTAAAGAAACGCTCAGTAGGTATGGTTTCTACTAAATTACGAATTGAACGCACAATAGAACGTTCATTGACCAGGGCAGGAAGATCCTGGGTAGCAGGATGTGGGACAAAAAATAAACTAATGTCTTTAAATGATTGGGATATTCTTACTGCCACTAAATTAAAGGTATTTTTTTATTATTTAGCAGGGTTCCATACCATACTCCCAATCATCATAATCATTATCGTTGCGAATTTTTTGATGCAACTGATTTTGTTTATTTAGTTTGTGTTTTTTGGGTCTGACATAATCGGTAACAAGTCTTGTGGTTCCCCACATTTCTCGCATGTACGATGTGTCCCTATCGGAAATCATAAATCTCTTAGGTATAAGTTAAAGAGAAACTTTTTAGGTGGTTTCCAATCACCTATAAGTATTTATCAGCGACCTTGACCTCGATAACGCTTTTTAGCGACATTCCTAGAAGTCTTGGACAGCTTAGTGTTCTTACTACGACCCTGACGAGTGATTTTTTCCTTGCCGGGCTTGTAAATAACGTTTTTTCCAAAAGCCATAATCAGTTCTCCATTAAAAGTGTTGGGCTTGCCAAGTTGTACACAGGTATCTTATAGTGTAAAGCGATCCGAAGTGCCTGTCCTGTGCCACCTGTAATACCGGCACCCTTCGTCCAGCAAATGACAAAATCGACAGGACTGTTCAGATCAGGTCCAAGGATCTGCATTGCATTTCTGGAATGAAGATGAAAGGCAAACTCAGAAAGTTTATCAGCAGTAGGATGAAACTGCCATGTGCATTCCATTGCTTCGGTGGCATTATACTTCTGATAGTTTAGATATAATTCACCATCATGTCTTTTGCCATTGAAATAATTACTAGGAAGAAATATCTGCTTGTTATCACCAGCCCCCGCCTCAAATGCAGAATCCGCTCCATCAGCACCTCCGCTACGCAGAGTGTATTTGCTGGAAAGGATTTTCGCAATTTTCGTCATAAGACGGCGTTTTTTCTTAGGAGTCTCTCTAGATCCTATACCTGCATAATACATCACCATAAGATCTTATCGAAAGACATCGAAAATTGTTTGGTGATCAATTTATCTTTATAAATCCTGAGAAATATTCTATATTCCTCATCCAAATAATCGGACACAGGACAAGTGAATGGGTTAACAGACAGCTCTTTGGAAGAAGTCATATCTGGAAGGTAATAACAAGACCCCTTACCTTCCCTCGGAAGGCACAAATGGAATGCGGAATATTTTTGGATATCATAATCGTTAAAGCTATTCTTATTTTTT